AAATGCAGCTAAAAAAGTTTTAAAAAACCCTGTAGCTCAAGGAATTCTTGGCACAGGTTTAACACTTTATGCAGCTAATAGATATGCAAAAACTAATGCACCAAAAAAAGTTAAAAAATACAAAAAAAAATAATTATATAAATAAACAAAATGGATATTCTAAACTGGATTTACTTAAAAAGTAAAAACTTAATTTTTGTATTAACTAAAGTATATTAAAAAATATTAAAACAAGAAAACATGTCAGTAGGAGATTTAAAAACAGATGGTCAAAAAGGAAATAACTTTCCTTGGCAATTAAAAATGCTAAAAGGATTACAAGGTATCATTAATGCTGTTCTTGCAATTCCAGCACCTTTATCACCACAATTAAGAACACCTCATGCATATAATGTTTCAACATCAGGCATGATGCCTGGTAATACTTATGGATTTTCTATTGCTAATGTAGGTGCAGCTGATGGTAGTGTAGACGGAGAAAATTTAAAACCAGGTTATACTGTAAGCTTTAGTCCAACATCTGTTGATTATTTAAATAGCATAAGCTATGATGCAACAGGTACTACATTCTTAATTACTTACATTGATTAATCATGCCTACTGACATAAACTTAAATAAAATTTTAGGTGTTCCAGGAAGTACAAATATAATACATCCTGTTTCATCAGTTGATCCAAAATTATTTATTTCAGTTTGGAGAACAACAGGATCAAGTGAAACTATTACTTTACCTTATGAAGTAACAGGAACTTATACAGGAACTATTGATTGGGGAGATGGTAATACAGATGTTAATGATGGTACTATAACAACACATACTTATTTATCCAAAGGAGATTATATAGTAACAATAAATGGTATTTGTACGGGATGGAATTTTAGTTTATTTTCTCCTCCTCAAACAGAGTACATTATTTCAGTTATACAATGGGGAAGTTTAAGATTAGGTTCTGATATGGGAGGTCAATTTGCTCTTTGTCGTAATTTAGATTTATCTACAGTATCTGATTTTCTTGACTTAACAGGTATAACTAGTTTAGATAGCTTTTTTTATCAATGTAATTCACTTACTACTGTAAATAATATAAATTCTTGGAATACTTCAGCAATTACAACTATGGCTAGTATGTTTGAAAATTGTAAATTATTTGATCAATCATTATCTTTTAACACAGGAGCAGTTACTGATATGAATAGTATGTTTAAGGGTTGCTCATCATTTAGAGGAACAGTATCATTTGACACAAGAAATGTTACTCTTATGAATAGTATGTTTAGAGATGCTTTAGTATTTAATCAACCATTATTATTTGACACAATTTTTGTTACAAGTATGAATAGTATGTTTAGAGGTGCAACTGCATTTGACCAAAACATAGGATCTTGGAATGTAGCAAATGTTACAAACTTTATAAGCTTTATGTCTACTAAAACACCTGCAACATTTTCTAAAATAAATTTAGATGCTATTTATAATGGATGGAGTGTTTCAGGGGTGCAACCAAGTAGAAATATATCATTTGGTGGCACAGTAACAGGAGCAAAATATTCAGCAGCAGGAGCAGCAGGTAGATTAGTTTTAACTTTAGCACCAAATAATTGGACAATTTTAGACGGAGGATTATAATATGAAACACTATATAGTTTACAATAATGACAAAGTAATATTCTATTATGGAATATATGGAGGAGATAATGTTTTAACAACAGGACTTGAAAATAAATTTATAACTGAAGATAGGCAAGAGTTTATTGATAAGTTAAAAAATGAATTTGATGTTGAATATAATGAAGAAAATATTTAATAACATGAAATACTTAATTATATTACTTGTATTATTATCATCTTGCTCTCTTGAAAAGAGACTAGCAAAGTATTGTCCACTATGTGTACAAAAAGATAGTACTGTAACAGTAATACAAATTAAAGATACTACAATTGTAATTCCTGGAGAAACAGTAACTTTAATTGATACTTTATATTGTGATTCTTTAGGTAATGTTGTATCTAAATTAAAAAAAGAGCTAAGAGACAAGGATGGTACTTTAGTTAATATACAAACTAAAATTAAAGATAATGTATATTATACAAAAGCTAAAGTTCACACAATCTATAAAACAATTAAGGGTAATGATGTCTATCATACCAGAGTTGTTACCAAAACTTTAAAACCAGAAAAAATTAAATACATTCCATGGTGGGTAAATTTCTTTGCTGTACTAGGTGTAATATTATTTCTTATACTACTTGTATACTTTGGTTACAAGCTAATTAAACTTTATTTATTATGAAAACACAGTTGACACTATTATTAATATCTATACAACAAGAACTTTTGACTTTAATATCTATTTGCCTTGCATTCTTTTTACCAATATCTGGCATACTGCTAATGATAGGAGTATTAATAGCTATTGATACTTTTACAGGGATATGGAAAGCTAAAAAGTTAAATGAAAAAGTAACTAGTAGAAAGCTCTCAAGTATAATTAGCAAATTAGCACTTTATGAGGTAACTGTAATTATGTTTTTTCTTATAGACAAATTTATTCTTAATGATATCATACTAACTTTTTTCAGTGTACCATTCATGCTTACTAAAGTAGTGGCATTGGTCCTAGCTAGTATAGAGGTGATGTCAATTAATGAGAACTACAAAGTAGTAAAAGGGATAGACCTATGGCAGTCAATGAAGTTACTTTTTGCAAGAGCTAAGGATATTAATGATGACATTAAAAAAATAAAGAAATGATATACACTAGAGAACAAATAGAAAAAGCTGTAAAAGAAAAAGGATACACTTATTTTAAAGGTCCTGGAAACTATGATGTTAATATAATAGGAGTAAGAAACTCTGATACAGGTAAAACAGTAACTAATTTATTTGATGATAAAATGACTTTATCTTATAAGTTAGATGGAGTATGGCAATATCATGAGTGGGACAATACAACTGAGCCCGGAAAAAAAGGAGTAACACAATATCACAATGCTAATGGTGTAGCTAGATTAGTTCCAGGACAGTATAGAGGAGTATATGCTATATCTAAGCACCAAGGAAAGTATGAAGCAGTATGCCAAAGACTAGGTAATGTAACTGTATGGAGAGATAAAAATAAAAACATGACCTTTGATGAAGTTGAAACTGATACAGGAATGTTTGGTATAAATATACACAAAGCAGGCACTGTATCTAACTTTGTAGAGAATTGGTCAGAAGGATGTCAAGTATTTAAAAAATCAAAAGATTTTGATGAGTTCATGAAAATAATAAATAAAGCAAAAGACTTTCATGGCAATCATTTTACATATACTTTACTAGAGAGTAAAGATATTAATTAATAAATAAACAATTATGAAATTTAGAAACAGTTGGAAATCAGCAACAAAACAATGGGACAAGATATCTATAAGATTTAGATTATCTTCAATAGATGTATTTACTTTAGAAATAGATATTTCTAGAGAATTTTACATGCTAACAATATTAAACTTAACTATTAAAAACAGATAATATTAACTATAAAAATTAAAAAAAATGAAAACAAAATGTATGAGTTGTGAAGGCCCCACAAAAAAATTGCAAGCAGGAAGTCTTCCAAAAAAACAAAATGGTGGCTTTCCAAATATGAAAAAGATAGTTAATACTAAAAGTCCTGGGTATCATTATGCATTTCCAAAGAAAAAGGTTAATCCAGTAAAAAAAGCTATATCAACTATTAAAAAAACTATATCAAATATAGGAAAACCTAAACCTAAAATTGCACCACAAAAATATGAATTAGGAGGATCTCTTCCAAAAGCACAATTTGGTGGTCAAAGAAGAGCTCGGCAGCAAGGCAGTTTACCAAGTAGAAGTAGTTGTGGTGAAAAAATAAAAAGAAGAAAAAAATCTTGGGCAAGACAAGATAAGGCTGCAAAAATTTTAAAACCAATTGGTACTGCTGCAGGTGTAATTGGAGGAATAGGTCTTGCAGGAGCAGCTGCATACAAAAAAAGTACACCTTTTAAAAATGCTGTTGATGAATTAAAAGGTAAATTAGGTTTTAATCAAAAAGGTGGTATAGTAAAAAAATATCAAAACGGAGGTCCTACAGATAGTTTAAAAGTAATTAAAAAAGAAGGAAAACTAGCAGTAAAAACTGAAAAGCAAAAACAAGCAGCTGCAAAAAAAGCAGCAGCTCTTGCTAAAAAAATAGCAAAAGCAAAAGAAAATGCTAGACTAAACTTAGAATGGGAAAAAATGAGTGAATCTCAAAAAGATAGTGTCATTAGACAACAAAGAAGTAGGTTCTAAATAACATCTTATTTAAGATATAATAATCCAGGTAATTTAATTTATCTGGATTTTTTTTGTTTAAATATTTTTTATTTAAACTTTTATAGTATATTTGTTTAAACTTTAAAAATATAAAC